CTATTAGTGAGACCTTTGATTAACAAAGGGTTAAATTGAGACATAATTACCTCCTATTTCCCATTTTTTAATATTTTTGACGCTTTGCTTAATGCTTCTTTATAAGTTATATTTTCTTTTTGGGAAATAATATCGGCTAATTTAGCCAATTTTACATTTCTTATCTCCATATCGTTATCATTGATAACATCTTCTTCGGAGTTAAGAATTGTATTTATTTCCGATTTATCATTTTTTGCTATTTCGGAAAATATAACTCTTTTCGCATTAGCAAAATCGTTTAAAAACTTAAGAAAATAATCTAATGCCGATATTTCATTATTATCAGAAAGTTTAATCATCTTATCGTTTTCTGAAAAGAAATTAAACATATTATTTATTCCTTCATCTAATGCCGGTATTAGTATATCCCTATTTTTAGATTTAATTTCCTCAAGTTTATTTTTAAATTCCTTAATTGTCATTTCTTTTACTTTTTCCTGTAACTTTATTATTTCGTTTTCGGCTTCGGACATCTTCGTTTTATTTTCTTGCTCTTTTTGTCTTGTAGATTCTATTTCTTTTTGTCTTTCCGGCGACATCCAATCGTAATATATCCAACCGCATAATTGTTCGGGAGTATCTGTCACATCCGAAACTTCGCTAATACATTTGTCCCACCATCCTTTAGGCGGTCTTTTATCATCTATAAATTTAAAATCTTTTATTTTATCTTTATTTTCATCTTGTATTTTTTTAATTTCTTCTTTAGACATTTTAAATTCCTTTTCTTCTTCCGGTTTATCTGATATTTCTATCGGCACACATTTATTTTGGGCTTCATCCCATTTATAACCTTTAGGACAAATATGTCCTTCAATTTTTGTTTCTTTATTTTTTGCAACGCATTCTGTTCCGTTCCATTCATAGCCATCAGGACAAATTATTTCTTCTTCCGGCTTATTTTTCATCTCTTCCTCTAACTTCGCCATCCTCATTTTAGTTAAATAAATAGCTAAATCTTCCGTTGTTATTTCGGTTTTATTTTCTTCTTTCATTTTCTCTTCTATGAATTTTAAACATCCCTCACAAGTAATAAACTTTTTTATATCTTCCATAGTCATTTTATTCATTTGTCCCTCCTTTTTATTTTCGCTTTCGCTAAAAGATAATACGGTTTCCTTTCCTTCCGCATTATAAAGCGACAAAATATCTCCAAGTCCTTTTATAGCTGGTAAATCTGCACCTAATAATGAAACCGCTCTTAAAGTTTTACCAATTTTTTCTTTAGTTTCAGGATGCTTAAACTCCATATATACTTCACTTGATATTTTAGAATATGCTTTATTTTTTATAAGCTCATATAACTTTTTGGGGACATTAGAAAAATCAGCGAATAATTGATTACCTATTCTATAAACATTTGCTACATAACCTAAAGATGGAAAACCATCCTTAAAAGGTTGTTCTTCGTTATGTCCTAATTTTAACGGAGGCTCTAATAATTTAGATTTAAGTAAAGCGTTTGTGTTTTTAGCGATTTCATCTAAATCTTTTATAGAAAATTCTACTTTTGTTCCCAAACTATCAACCCAATTTCCGGCCTTTAATATTGGTACGGCCTCTATTATTACGGTTGTATTTTCTTTTTCATTATTTTTTTCTTCCGACATTTTTTCTGCTCCCCAAATTCCTCCGGCTATATATCTTTTACATCGGTCATAGGACCAACCTTTTTTATTCATACAATCTTTAATCATCTTCTCTAATTCTTCCTTATTTGGCATATATAAAGTTTAGCATAAATACTGACCCTTTGTCAATATTTCAAAATTTTCGGTCTTCCTCTTTTCGCTTTATTTTTTTCTTCCATTATATTTGTTATATTTTCCGTTTTCCAATTAACATATAATTTAAAAACATTACGAATTAAAACGAATTCGTTTTCTTTTAAATCAAATGTAACAAATCTTTTTTTTTCGTTATTTTCTTCTATATTTGTTGGTATAAAAATAGTTTTAGCATCGACAAGTATATTTCTCCTTTCCGATAAATCTTTCATTTTAAACTTTTTAAAATCTTTATCTAAAAAATTATTTTTCTCATTTAATAGAAAAATATAATTATTATTTGAAACTTCGTAATTTTTATTATCTAAAACTTTTTTTATATTTTTTACTTCTATAAATTTTGACATTCTTGTATCCGAATTAAAAACAAGAATTTCATCATAATTAGTTAAATCATCGGCCGTTTTCCATCCTCTTCTTGTCCATATTTCATATTCAAAATATATCATTTTACCTCCTATTACTTTTCAAAACCTTCATCGGGTTTCCAATTCGTTGGCAATTTATCCTCTTCCCATTCTTCACCCTTAACGATAGGTATTAGCGCACATCTGCAATTATATCCATTAGGCGGAGTTATTTTTTCAATATCCGGGTTAGTTATCTTAAATACTTTTCCATCTAATATTGCGTGATTTGGTCTTACTCTATCATCTAATATTGCCGAGTATTGATAAGCTTCCACAAATCCCTTTATGTCCGGGCTTTCGTAATAATTCCTTAATCCAAAATTAAAAGCTTCATTAACATTTGTCCTTATTATAGTTTCTAATCTTGCGGAAGAATACATCTCATCTTCGCTTATTACTCCCTGTTTAACATAACTTTCCATTTTATTCGTAGCTATATTTATAAATTCTTTTATCGTTTTACCCTCTTTAATAGTTTGAAATAATATAGGTTTAATTATTTTAAAAATATTATCCCTTTCGACATTAGTCATAAAATAAGATTTAGCTTTAAACCAATTTAAAATTTTTTCCGGCGTAATCTTTCTAAAATCTATTTCCTGCATTTTAATTTCCTTCTTTTTAGCCGATAATATTTGTTTTCCTAATCTTATTGAATTACGATAAGTTTCGTTTAGCAAGTTTTCAAATTCTTTTCTTATATCTCCTAAATATTTTATATGTAATTTGTCTATTTCCGATAATTTTTTTTCTTCTATTATCTTTTTCTTTGCGATAGTATCAAATAAATCATCTAAACTATCTTTAACTAATTTCGCTAATCTTATTGTATATTCTTCGGTTGTAGTTTCTAAAATATTTTTTATATCGGTAAAATCAATATTTTCTTCGTATTTTGTAAATGTTCTTCTTCTTGTTCCAGTAAATATTTTATTTTCGTAAAATTTAGATATTTCTTTTTCTTCGGTAAGATTATTAGAAACTTCATAATTAGAAGATGGTAATTTAAGCCATTCTCTTATTTTTTTCTCATCTTCCGGCGTAGGCTTAATTATTCCTTTTTCGACCCCCAAATAATATTTATCAATTATTTTATCAATATCATCCTGTATTAACGGCTTAAATACAAATTTAGGATAGTCAATTATATCTAAATAATTATAATCCACTAATCTTTTAATTAACTGGTTATTTATTGCTTTATCGGCGACATCTTTTCCTAATTGTTCTATATATAAAGTTAATATATCAAAATGAACTTTCCCTAACGAATAGCTCCCCGTTTGTCCTTGAGTTGTAGTTAAGGTCTGTCCAAGTATAGTTTTAGTTATTTCTTCATCTATATATTTAAAAGCGTTTTCAAATGGGCTTCCTCCTTTATTATCGGCCGACATTATTTGATATTCAACTCCTTCTGGTAAAACAATACTTGTTTCAAATCTTAATTGTTTTAATATATATAATAAATTTTCCTTTGCTTCGTCATATATACTTTGCGGTGCTTTTAATATACTCGTAGGGTTACCGTATTTTTCCATAAATACACCCCACGCTTCTAATAATCTTTGTTTTAAAAACCATAACGAATATAATGATTTTAATCTTGAGGTCCCGAAGATATTTTCATATTTTTTATTAAAAGAATAAATTATAAATTTTTCCGTTGGGTATTCTTTACCCCAATCATAATTACTAATATTTATAATTCCGTTTTCTAAAATATTATCAAAATCATCCGTATTTATATTAAACTTGCTTGGGTCTTTTGATTTTATATTGCTAATAATTACTTTTCCATTATATTTACCTTTTTCACAAACACGCCATATTATTTCGTTTATACTTACTCCCATTTCTAACGCACCCATTATTTCCCTTAAATCATCTTCAAAAGAATTCTCTAAATTTTCCAAATTCCATTTAACAAAATCTCTAATTTCTAAATCTTTCGCTTCGTTAGATGCCGAAACTACATCCCAACCGCTTGATAATCGTATTGTTTTTAAAGTATTTATCGCACTCTCAATTCTGCTATCTGTCTCAACCATTTCGTTATAAATTTTAATCCCTTTTTTTGATAAAAGGTTATCGGCCGTATATTGCGAATACTTAAATCTTTTGAAAATTGCTCTATCATCTGTTGCTAATTCTATATCTAAAAACGGCTTTGTAGGTTTATCCGGCTTAATTTTTTGTATCAATGTTCTAAAAGCGTTATTTATAAAATTTCCCATAGTCACCTCTAAAATTTAAGATTATAATTTTTTTCTCCTTCTTCCGTAACATCTTTAACTTTTATAAGGCCACCTAAATTTTTAAGATAAGATTTCTTTTTTTCCATCTTTTACATTATATCCAAAACAATCATTTAAAGTCAAAATCTCTTATTAGCGATTTATAAGCTTTAATCTTAAAACTATAATCTTTTGTATGCGTATAAATTGCGTATCGCATCGCATCCATCAAATGGTCGTTAAATTTGACCGGTTCTTCCAAAATCTTTCCGGCCTTATCTACTTTATAAGAATAAGATTTTATTTCTTTTATTAACGAAGAGCTTGATTTTGTTATATAAAGTTTTTTTCTTTTAATTAAATCAATTCCATCGATAACTTCTTTTT